TTTCCCTTTTAATATATCCAAACGTTATAATTAAGTTACTGACGAGTAAGTTACCGATAGGTAACATAGATTAGGAAAGGCTTTACCCTTCAGGGAATTATAAGGCTCAGGATATTTTGACCTAGGGTGCTTTAATTCTGCTCAGGTAAGATATATATGTCTCACCCTATAATTTTCTGTTATAAGTTACCCCCTAATATATACTCTGAACAGCACTTTTGCCCCAAAGGGCAACTATTATAAAAATATATCCCAAACCGATGTTCGGTTTTGGGTACTTGAACGGGTTATCTTATATAGCAAGAACTAATAAGTTCTAGCGAACTTCGCTTCGCTAGGGCTTCGCTCGTTCGATATAATATATAAATATCGAACCTACTTCGTAGGGAATGCGCCAGAGTTATGCCGTTAATCGGAGGGCGTTTTTAGTGTTATATTTACCCTCTCCAGAGGGCGACTGGATGGGATGTTATGGGACGCAAAGCAGGTAAGCAGGACATTACCAAGGTAGAGGCCCAGGAACGGGTACTCCTCCAACTTGAGCAGGGTTTGACCATTACTGCGGCTATGGCCACCGTCAACCGCAACGACACGACTTTTAGACAATGGGTGATGCAGTCACCTGAGTTCAAGGAACGCTCCGAGAAAGCCCGACTTGTGGGCAAAGGGGTTAAGGCAGACCTTAAGGACATTAAGGAAATACCCTTCCCCGACTTCTGTGAGCAGTTCCTAGACTCACCCCTCTTTGACCATCACCTTGACTGGTATGACATCATCGAAGGCAGAACACCTAGATGGATTCACCCAGCGATGACCTACGAGCCAGGTGCCCTTAATCGTATTCTGATTAACGTACCACCTGAGCACGCCAAGTCTACGGTCATCACGACCAACTACGTCGTCCACAAGATTGTTACCAACCCGAACGCTAGAGTCATCATCGTCTCTAAAACTCAGGGTATGGCTCGTAAGTTTCTGGGAGCCATCAAGACTAGACTCTCACACCCAGCCTACACCAAGTTACAGGTGGCCTTTGGCCCCAACGGTGGCTACAAGGCAGATGCAACACAATGGTCTGCCGATATGATTTACCTAGGTACTGGTAGAGACTCAGGCGAAAAGGACCCAACGGTCCAAGCCCTAGGATTTGGTTCCCAGATTTACGGTGCTCGTGCTGACCTGATTATCCTAGATGACGTCGTGATGGGTTCCAACGCTCACGAGTGGGAAAAGCAACTTGAGTGGATTCAGAAGGAAGTTATCACCCGTCTTGGTCGTCACGGTAAACTTGTTATCGTAGGCACCCGAATCTCGGCTGTAGACCTCTACAAGATGATTCGTGACCCAGGCCAGTGGTCAGGTGGCAAATCACCCTTCACTTACTTCTCACAGCCTGCTGTCCTTGAGTTTGACGAGAAACCAGAGAACTGGAAAACACTCTGGCCTAAGTCTAATATGCAAGAAAACGAAATTGATGGGGCGGACGAAAATGGACTTTTTCCCAAGTGGGACGGACCTTCTCTCTTTACGCGACGCTCTGAGGTCGCACCGTCAGTTTGGGCTATGGTCTACCAGCAAGAGGATGTCCAAGAAGATTCCATCTTCTCACCAACCTGCGTCGCAGGAAGTGTCAACGGAATGCGAAAGCGTGGCCCACTCAAGCCAGGGGTTCCTGGCCACCCTAAGCACGCTGAGTCAACATACACGGTAATCGGACTTGACCCTGCTATGGCAGGTGCTACAGGTGCGGTGGTAGTTACTTACAACCGAACCGATGGAATGATTTACGTTCTTGATTGTGTCAATATGACAGAACCTACCCCAGCCAAGATTCAAGACTTAATCGAAGACTGGGTGGATAAGTACCGTCCACAGGAACTACGTATTGAAATCAACGCTCACCAGAAGGCTTACGCCCTGGATGAGAACTTAAGAAACTTTTTAGCCCAGTATGGGTGCCAGTTAAACTCACACTTCACTGGTAAGAACAAGTGGGACACATCTTTTGGTGTGGCATCTATGGCAAGCCTATTTGGTAACACCAGGGATGGACGCTTTCAGGATAACAACTTGATTGAACTACCAAGCAACGAAGGCTCTGAAGGCTTAAAGACCTTGGTACAGCAGTTGATTACCTGGAAACCAGATACAAGAAACCCCACAGATACTGTGATGGCTCTATGGTTTGCGGTAATCCGCGTCAGAGAGTTAATGCAACAGAGCACCAGAATCGGTCAGTATCAAACAAACCGATGGGCTACACGGGCACAGATGGCCAATCGTGGCTCAATCAATTTAGATGAAACGTTTGCCTCACAATGGGCAGACCAATACGGATAGGAAACTAAAATGGCCGCAAGTCGTAACCGTGATGGTAAGAAAGTAACTACTGTTAAGAAGTCAACGGCAAAACGCACTGCAAAAGAACGTGGATTTGCAAAAGACAAAGCATCTCGTAAAGAAATGAAACAGCAAGATATTTTTTATAATAAGGCTGGCAAGGCCGACCTTAAAGAAGGTTACAGAAGTGGTGCTGCAATAGCAAATACACCTAAGTCACAAAGCCCATCCAAGACTAAAGTTCCAGTAAAGCCACGTGGCGGTATGCGTCCTGGCGGTATGGGCTTCGGCGGAGGTTCTGGTCTTCGCGGTAGCGTAAACAAATAATTTTTTAATCAAACGTTAGGATAACAATGGCACTATCAATGGAACAGGTTGCAGCGCGAGTCCTGTCTATGCGCTATCGCAACAATGAGCGTGATGCTCGCAACCTTGACGTGCTTGCTGTCCGCAAAGGCAAAATCGCTGAGGTCTACCCAGACTTCTTCCCCGACGGCGTAGATGCAAATGTAGTAGCAAACTTTATTGACATTGTGGCACGTGACCTCTCTGAGGTTATGGCACCACTACCAGCGGTAAATTGTTCTGCTGCAAACCAAGTATCAGATAAGGCACGTCAGTTCGCTGATAAGCGCACACGTATCGCATCTAACTACTTCAACCACTCAGACCTATCGGTACATATGTACTCAGGTGCTGACTGGTATCTCACCTACGGTTTCGTCCCTTTCATTATTGAATTAGACGAAGAAGCAAAAATGCCACGTATCCGCGTAGAAAATCCAATTGGGGCTTACCCAGAGTTTGACCGCTACGGACGTTGCGTTGCATTTGCAAAGCGATATGTAATGACCCTAGGCGAATTGGTCTCACAATTTCCTGAGTATGAAAGAGAACTTCTTGGCGGCTACGGCTACAAGCAGGACCTCAACGCTCAGATTGAGATGATTCGCTATTACGACAAAGACCAGTCAATTATCTACATCCCGTCAAAGGGCGACTTAGTTCTATCTTATGCTAAGAATCCACTAGGCAAGATGATGATTGTTGTTGCACGTAAGCCATCTATTGACGGTGAACTTCGTGGACAATTTGATGATGTCCTTGGCATCCAGTTACTACGTAACCGCTTCGCACTCCTTGCTATGGAAGCAGCAGAGAAATCTGTCCAGTCTCCAATCGTACTTCCTAACGATGTTCAGGAACTACAACTTGGTGGAGACGCTGTTATCCGTACAGCAAACCCAGCAGGTGTACGCCGTGTGGAACTTAACATTCCAGCAGGAGCGTTCACCGAGCAAGAAGTACTCAATCAAGAATTGCGTGTTGGTTCACGCTATCCAGAGTCGCGTACTGGAAACATTGATGCCTCTATCGTCACGGGACAAGGCGTACAGGCACTTATGGGTGCATTCGACACCCAAGTTAAGTCTGCTCAAGCAATCTTTGCTGCAGCCCTACGCGATGTTATTAGCCTCTGCTTTGAGGCAGATGAAGTAATCTATCCAGAAGAAAAGACCATTCGTGGTGTTGACTCTGGTTCACCTTACGAAATCACATACCGACCAGGCAAGGACATTAAGGGTGACTACTCTGCAGATGTTCGCTACGGAATGCTCGCTGGTCTTAACCCTGCACAGGGTCTTATCTTTATGCTACAAGCACTAGGTGGCGGTCTTATCTCTAAGGATATGGCTATGCGTGAACTACCATTCACAGTTAACGTCACACAAGAACTTGAGAAGATTGAAATTGAGCAGATGCGTTCTTCGCTTCTTGGTTCACTTACAGCCTTCTCGCAGGCTATTCCACAGATGGCAACTCAGGGACAAGATGCTTCAGAGGTAGTACGTAAAATTGCTGCGGTTATCAAGGCTCGTCAAAAGGGTATCTCATTAGAAGATGCTATTGAGGCCACATTCGCTCCGCAGCAACAAGTTCCTCCTGCTGGGGCACCACAAATGGTTGAGCAAACGTCCCCTGCTCCCGAAGGCGTTCCAGCAGGAGGCGCTCCTACAGAGGCGCCAGTCGAAGGTGCACCTATGGAGATGCCTCAAGAGCAAGCCCCTGCTTTGCAAAGTCTGCTTTCTAGCCTGTCAGGGCAAGGTCAAGCAACAGCAAGTGTTCGCACTATGCGCCGTCAGTAAAAGGGCTGGGGACAATGACAACGATTATAGGATTACAGTACGAGAATGATTGCGTGCTAGTTGCAGATAGCCAGACTACAGATGACAGTGGAAAAATTTTTACACATCCAGATGTCAAAAAGATTTCCGAACGAGGACAATTTTTAATTGCTGGCTCAGGCGAGGTTTTACCTTGCGATGTAGCACAACATATTTGGGAACCTCCAGTTCCTACTAAGCAAGACAAGGAAGACCTTTACCACTTTATGATTGTAAAGGTAATGCCTTCTCTCCGTAAGTGTTTATCATCAAATGGTTTCAACTTTGATGAACCTAAGACAGAACAACGCTTTCAGTTTCTGATTGCAGTATGCGGAGAAATTTTTGACATTGATGATGACCTATCGGTCACCAGAAGTGCAGATGGAGTTTATGCAACAGGTTCTGGTGCAGCGTATGCAATAGGAGCACTACACGCTGGAGCCGATGCCTATGAAGCAATGGAGATAGCAGCGAAGGTTTCAGCCTTTACTGCTCCACCTTACATATCGAAAGTACAATTCAAGCACACTAAGTAGGGAGAAATAAATGGCAGAAAACAGAGGCGGAATGCGCCCTACCGCACCGCAGAACAATCCTGCTAACATCTCAGCAACTGGTGGCAACGGACAATCTGGTACACAACCAGCACGTTACATTTCAGGTATGCCTTATGGCCAAGGACAAGAGTTAATGCAACAGCAGCAAGCAGAAAAGATGGCTGGTCCTAATGCACCGTCCGCCTCTTCTGCTCCATCACTTGCAGCACTTACACAAGGTCCAGCAATTACACCATTAAACGCACCAACTGAATTTCCAGATAGACCAATCGGTCAAAATGGTGTTGTTGATACAGCGACATTGAATTTACCTCCAGCAATTCCTGGACAACTTGATGATGCAGTCCAGGCTCTACAGGCTTTGTACTTGCAGAACCCACGTAACGAAGATGTACGTCGCATACTTGAAACTGTGGAGCGTGAAGGTAGGCTTGGATGAGTCAACTACCTGGAGTATCTAAAGACAAGAACGGAAATTGGATTCTTACTGGTGTTGAAGAACGTAATACGAGTCAGATGCAGGCTGACTATGAAGACCTAGTAAAGTCTACTGCCCAGATTCCAACACAACAGGGTATCAGTGCACTTAGTCTTTTGAAGACAAATCCACAACTTTCTGCTGGTATGGTCACCGCACTTGCTAAAAACAATGCTATGCCACAAAGCAAACTGCTTACCACCCTTGCACAGATTGACGCTCAAACAAAAGCACAGCGAGAACTTGATGCACAGAAAGAAGCACAACGTGTTTCTACTGAAAAGTTTCAAAAGACTCTTCGTGGAAAAATTTGGACTGGTCTAAAGGGCACTGTCCGCACAGGATTTCTTTATCCTCAAGCAACATTTGAGGGTCTAGGTGGACTTGTTCGTAACCTTTGGTCTAGTGTTGCAATGGTTGGCCCAGAGATTGAAGCCATCAAAGATGGCAAGGTTGACTGGTTAACTAGCCAACCAAAAGACCCAAATCAAACTCGTGAGAGTCTAGGATTAGCCGACCCAAATATAGTCGATGCTATCAACCCTATGACCCAGATTCGCCAGACAACAATCTATCAGGCGCTTAAGCAATATGTTGATGAAGGACGCATTGACCTAGGTTCTGGTTTCTTTGCAACTGAAGAGTATGGTGCAGGTTTTCTTGCTCGTGAAGAGCAGAAGAAGATTGCTAAAACTACATTTATTGTTGACGGACAAAAATACGAACGTCCAGTTTCTATCTTCGACCCAGTTACCTACATCTATACAGGTGGAGATATTCAGTCAGAAAAGGCTCGTTTAATCACTACACTTGGTGACTTGGTTATTGCTTTCAAGACAGACCCATTTATTGTAATGTCAAAATCTAAGAAAGCCAGGGATGCTGCTGCGCTAGCATTGCAAACATCTAAAGGTACAGAATCAGCGAAGGCTCTTAAGCAACTTACATACTTAGATTCTGTCTTAGAAGAAAATGTTGCAGCAATTCGTGCAGCAGTTGACGATGTTAAGTTTGCTCCTAATGCTACTAAGGCAGAAAAGCAGGCAGTAGTACAAAGACTTCTTGACGAACAACTTAAGGTTGCAGACGAAGCAGATAATCTTGTTTACAGCGAAACTGCTATCGCTGACTTTCTTAATAGCCCTAAGGGTATCGCTATATTTGACACACTTGCTGATATGGATTTCAAGCAAATCTACAGCATTGGTAAGGGCTTAGGCCGTCGTGGTGGATTTACCGTAGCACAATCTAAATCACTTGCTGCAGCAACTACCAGAGAAGAAGCAATGGCTGCTCTTGCGCCATACATTGCAGAAGGCTCAGTTGTTGCAAATGTACTTGAAGAAGGAACAAAGGTTGGTCGCGTTGTAAGAAGCGCCACATCTGCCGTTGGTTCTAGGATTGCTCCAGTTATGAGCAAAATTGCTCCTGGTAAAACCCTTGCCCTAAAGACTGCCATCACTGGTCGTGCTGCGTCAGCCTATGCAAAGATGCCTTGGATGGGCAAGATGTATCAAGAGATTAACCGTTCCCTTGGAACAGTAATCGGAAATGGTAAACTTGTTCATTCATCTGATACCGATGCTTTAGTTGAGACAGTAATTAACTATGCTCGTGCTGCAAAGGTTGCACCTGCAGTAATTGATGACTTGGTTAAATCAATCGTCTATGCAGACGACGCCTCTAATGCTGGCTATACCGCCACCGCTAAACTCTTTGATGAAATTTTACGTGCAAACATTGACAAAGCACGTGTAGACGAGAAAACTCTTAGAGAACTTACTCGCGTATTTGAGAATGGCCGTACCGAAATGGGTAACTACTGGGCCAATCAGCACGTGCGTGGCGCTAAACTTGACTATGTTTTAATGGGTGGCAAGAAAGTAACCATTTCTGGTCCACACGTAGACTCAGAATTGCTTAATTCAGCAGTTTACTTTCCGCCAATTAAGGATATTCTCAACGAAATTTCATTAGCCAATAGATTGCTCAAGGCTGGTGTTGTTAAGAATAGCCTAGATTTTATAAGCAACAATGTTTGGAAGAGAATTGTACTTGTCCGACCAGCATATGTTGTACGTAACATTGCTGAAGAGCAGATTCGTGTTTTGGCTAGCGGTCATATCTCATTCTTTAACAATCCACTGGCAGCAGTAGGTATGTGGTTAGGCCGAGAGACTTCATCTAACCCAGTTCGTCGCCTTCTCGCAGCCTTTGACCCCTACAAGCACACGATTACTGATGAGTCATTCAAACTTGGTAATGCTGCAGATGAATTTGCTATGGAAATCGCAGCACACGATACTCAGTATCAGTATCTTAAGATGCTTCAGGAACGAAATGTCTCAGCATTTGACTCTGACCTAGCCAGAGTTCAGGCAACCCAGGGATATGACCTTCGTGAATTTGGACACCCACGTTGGTGGGAAGGTCTTGCTAATGAAATTCGCATTCTTCGTGAATCTACCGCAGCACGTGCGGTTGCATTTACAAAACCTGGTGATGAAGCCAAGGCTATTGATTTCTTACTCCGTGGCAAAGGTAAAGCAGAGTGGGATAACTTTGTAAATGCCCAGCCATTACAGAACAGAGAGTTCTGGCGCAGCGAAGAGGGCCTTCGTACCTATCTTTATACTGGAAAAAATGTAGATGGTGAAGATGTAAGTCTTGCACTACGTATATTCCAAGTGGCAGGACGTGAAGGATTCTCTTCTGCAGCCATTCGTCAACTTATTGCTACTGGAAGATATGAAGGCGCTGGAGTTAGCATAGTAGTTCCAAGTTCTTTTGATACTGCAGCAAACTCTATTAAGAATGCTGAAGAAGTTGGCAAGGCTGGAAAGTCAATCAAGGATTCTAACCAGATATTTGCACAGCAACTTCGTGAAGCCTTTGATGGACAGGGCAATTGGGACAACATCCTTTATAAGATACCTAAGAAGACCACAATCCTTAAGGGTGACGGTAATATCTTTGACCGCATTACTGGTTCATTCTTTAACATCTCTACTAAGTTTGAGAAGCAAACAACTATGGGACCAGAATGGCGCCAGTCATACTGGGACGCTATTCATAGCCTGTCATATGCACTAGATGCTGGTGCTATATCAAGATTAGAGTCTATTGCTAAGAAGTCCCTATCTCCACTTAAGAGTTGGGATGGAAAGCCTATTGGTTCTACCCATAAAGTATGGGATACCTTTAAGACTGCCAAGGGAACTGGCACAATTACAGCAGATGAAGCCCACTCATACGCCTCTACGGTGGCTAACAAGCGTGTAGCAGAACTCTTCTATGATGCCTCTCGTAAGCGCCTTATAGCCCATCAGGTACGCCTTATTGCCCCATTTGCTCAGGCTTGGGGTAACACAATCGGTGCTTGGAGCAAACTTGCTGCCAATAATCCTAATGATATTTATAAAATTGCCAAGAGTTTGCAGTGGCTATCTAAGCCAGACTCATCAAGCCTTTACTCTTTGACAGATGCCAAGGATATTTACGACCCAAATCAGGGCTTCTTTTACAATGACCCTGAAACAAATGAGCGTAGATTCTTTGTACCATTTATGTCGACAGGATTGAACTTCCTATCCAACGTTACTGGTATGAAGGGTCTATCAACCCAGGGTCCTGTGGCATTCTCTACTACACCACAGTCTTTTAACTTCGCATTTGCTTCGGGAACTACACTTCCAGGGTTTGGTATTGGCGTAACTTTGCCACTTACCGTGTTAGATAAGTTTGGCGTCAATCCACTTAATCTACTACCACCACTATGGAAAGATAAAGTAAACAAAGTTCTTTATCCGTTTGGTGAAGTTGATACAAGTAGTGGATTTGTAGAAGGATTCTTTTTGACTCCTAACTACAGAAGACTGCTTGCCCCGATACTAGGTGAGGCTGCATACGGTTCAGCCTTTGCTCCAACTCTTAACTATCTAGCAACAGGTGGAGATTACGACCTAGATAACCTTGATGACCAGGCTCGCCTGCTTAAAGATGCAGATAGATTTGCAAAGATGTTTACAATGTTTAGAGGATTCTTTGGATTCTTCTCACCATTCCCACTCACAATGGAAGCCTTGACTACCAAGGATGATGGAAGTGTTGCACTTTCTTCAGCCCTTTATAAGGACTTCCGTGAGATGGAAGTTGCAGCAGGTGGAGACAAGAACAAAGCCTACGCAGACTTTCTAGACCTATACGGTCCTAACTATATCTTTGCCATCATTGGATACACAAGTGGTTCAGCAACTAACCTATACAGTTATGAACTCCTACGTGATAACCCAGATGTAGCAGATAAGTACCCAGATACATACGGATATATCTACCCTGGTGGTGGACTATCTCAGGAGATGATGCGCTGGGAGAAGAAGCGTGGTAATCGTACAGTCCTTAAGAAGGATGAGATTATCGAAAAGGTAACACGCATTCGTTACTTTGCTGCTAAAGATAGATTGCTTACTCGCTCAGCCGCAGAAGGCTGGAGCAAGGATGAATACGACAATGCACTATCTGCACTAGGAGATAGTTATGCGCTGCGTGGTTTGTCTATTACAACAGACTACTTCAAAGATGCACGTGTTCAAGCACAGATTGATGGCATTCTTGCGGATGAAAGATTCCTAGATTCAGACGCAGTGCAGGGTCTACGTGATTACGTATACCTACGCAAGATTGCACTTCAGGCTGCAGGTCGTGACCCTAATAGCACACTTGCTGTTAAGGGTGCAGAACCACAGCGTACCTGGTTAGCAGAGCAAGCAAAGGGAATTCTTGCAGATAACCCAGAGTTCCAGAAATTTTTCTATACATTCTTCAAATCAGAATTGGAGGGATAGTCAATGTCAACAGCAACGCCTATGCCAAACCCATCATCAAAGCCTAAGCCAGGAAGCGCTGCAGCAGATGCTGCTAACGTAAGCCCTAGTGTTCAAGTTGCAGGTGGCAGCGTTCCTTTTGGCACAACTGGAACAAAGGTTGGACTTGATGGCCGCCCTGTTGGTTCTCCAATTTTTGTTGGTCAAACTCCAGGAAGATATGTTGGAGGCCAACTAGAGGCACCAATTGCTATTACAAAGCAGACTCAGTATACAGATACATCTGCTATGGATGCGTTTGCTGGTCTATCTAATCAAGATAAAGCAAACCTTTTAGCAAAACTTGCTCAGATTCCTGGTATTTATAAGCCTGGAACTCAGCCAACAGCAGAAACTCTTATTGCTATGGGCAATGCAATTGTCCCACGTAAAGAAGATATAACAGCACTTACTAAAGTAATGACATACTCCGATAAAGTTGGAGAAGATTATCAGTTAAGCGTTGATAAGTTCTTTACAAACAAGGCTCTTGCTGCATCATTTTTTAGTACACCAGGCAAGGCTCCATCTTTAACTCCATCTGCTGCGCTGATATCAGAACTTAATACTCAGTTTATGGACGTCTTTAATGCTGGTGCAGATAAGAAGATTTCTACTGCATATGCTAAGGAAGTTCAACAACTTGAGGCTAAGCAGGGTGGCTCAATTAGCGCACAACAGCGCGAGGATATTCGCCTAAAGTATATTCAGGATGCTGCTGCTTCGCGCTATAAGACAGCAATGGCAACCCCAGATACTAAGGATGATGCCCTTCTACAACAGGGCGCACTTGGTATGGTTGTTAACCAGATACGTAGCGCTTACTCAAATAATGGTATTCCTATTAATGATGCAGAGATTTATAAGAAGGCTATTCAAGGTGTTCGCAGTGAGCAGGCTTTGGCTAACATCATCAATGTAACCAAGCAACAGGCTAAGGCACTATACCCAGCATTCAGGGACTTGATTGACCAGGGTGCAGAGGTATCTGATTTGGTATCTCCATACGCCAGTGTCTATTCACAGATTTACGATAAGCCAGTTAGCCAACTTAAGCCAGCAGACTTCTATGAAGTTGCTGCTGGAGATAAGCCAATATCACCTGCCGAATACAAGAAGATGCTCTACGCAAAGCCAGAGTTTAAGGACACTGAAACATACAAGAATACTAAGCAAGGCGCATTAACTGCCATTGTTAGAGCATTCGGAATTGGACCTGCATAATGGCAACTAAGGCACAACTAGCAAAGGCTGCTGCAGAACTTAAGAAGACTCAGGCAGCATTAGCAAAAGCAGCAAAAACTCCTACTCCTACGGCTGGGGCAATCCCAGGCTTTAAGCCATCAGTAACTATGCCTAAGCCTACCAAGAAGCCAGGTGATGCTGGATTTGTTGGACCAGTTGCAATGCCAGCAGAGACACAATTTATATATAACAATCAAGGTTTAGTAGAAGAAGTTTATACCACTGGCCCAAAGGCTGGAACAAGCGTGGCTACTGGAAACGTTGTATTCCAAGGACCTAAGCCAGCAGATACAAGTGCTGCTCGCACAGACTTGTTTAATCAAATGACTGCAGGTACTGGTGTAGGTACTACAGGTGGTGGGAATACTGGCAAAACAACTGCTAGTTCAGAAAAGTACGCAGGTCTAGTCGCCCTTTTATCATCATATGGTATTGACAAGATTGCCGATATGGTCGATAAGGTTCTTGCAGATTACCCTGAGTCTGATGGAGATGAAATACTTAATCTCATTCGCTATGACCAGCGCTATAACAAGCCATATATGGAACGCTTTGCAGGTAACGCAATACGTATGAAGAACAAAATGCCACTGCTTGATGAGAGTACATATCTACGTGAAGAACGTGGATACTCAAAGATGTTTAAGGCTTATGGATTAACTAATCTTGATAACACTGCACAGTATACAAAACTTATTGGTGCAGACGTAGATGTTGATGAAGCAACTAAGCGTGTATCTATGGCTACCGACAGAGTTCTTAAAGCGGAATCTTCAACAAAAAATGCTTTCCTTAAATTTTTTCCTATGCTTTCAAACCAAGATTTAGTAGCAGCGATGCTTGACCCAGAAGAACAATTGCCAGCACTTGAACGTAAGGTTCAGTCAGCAGAGATTGGTGGAGCAGCGCTACGCCAGGGTCTTAGCGCAGAACTTGCAGATACAACCACCAAGTCTGCTATGTATTCAAACGTACAGGCTGGAACTGTCGGCGCAGGAACACTTGAAACTGCTGGAGTAGCACCTGCTACCGCAGTTGCAAAGTATCAAACTATCGCTGGTGAACTTCCAACTATGGAAAAACTTAGTTCTATCTACGGCTCAACTATGGAGCAGTATGGACAACGTGAGGCAGAGCAGGCAGAGTTACTAGGTCTTGCATCTGCAAAGCGCAAGAAAGAACGACTTATCGCTCGTGAAGAAGCGCAGTATCAAGGAAGCGCTGGAACAATGAAAGGAAGTTTTGGTTCACAAAACTCCTTCTAAATAGAATCCTGAACGGACCTATCGGCCCCGTCAGCGTATTAGACCGATAGCAAGAGCCAGACCATTCCCCCGATTGGAACCTGAGGCTTGCGACTACTACAAATAGAAGGGTGGAAAGTTGCTATGAGCAACAACTACTGGGATGACGAAGACGATGACTTGGACACAGAAGTCACTGGCAATATGGATGGAAGCGACCTCTTAAAGAAGTTGCGGAAAGCCAAGCGTAATGATGAGAAACGAATCAAGGAACTCACAGACCAATTGGAATCATTATCCAAGGTTCAGCGTGAGAGAACCGTCAAGGAAGTCCTAGAAAAGAAGGGTGTCAATCCTAAGGCTGTACGTTTAATCCTCAAGGACATAGATGATGTTAACGAAGAATCAGTGAATAACTGGCTCGACGAAAACGGAGACTTGTTCGGATTAACTAAGGCAGAGGAAGCCCCTAGAGTAGACGAGATGGACCGCGCTGCATTACGTCAGCAGGACGTCGTTACACAGGGTGCATACACACCTGACCGAGCAGAAGACCTAAACTACCGCCTCGATAACGCTGAATCAGCAGACGAGATTTTGAGTTTACTTCGCTCACAAGAATAAATAATCATAGTTTCTAACTACAAAAGGAAATATACCTAAATGGCAAACGCATATGTATCCACAGGTTCCTCCTCTCTTGGAGGAACAGCAGGTGGTGCTGGTTTAGTTCAAAAGGCTTATGACCGACTTCTTGAGTTCGCACTTCGTAGCGAGCCACTTATTCGTTCAGTAGCCGACAAGCGTCCAGCACGCCAATCAATCCCTGGCTCAACAGTAGTTCTACAGCGCTACGTTGACCTTTCAACAGCAACAACAGCACTCACAGAAGATACAGACCCAGATGCAGTAGCAATGTCTACACCAACATCTGTCACCATTACTCTTAACGAGTACGGTAACTCTGTTCTTGTAACACGTGCACTTGAGTTGTTCTCACTTGCAGATGTTGACCCAGCAATTGCTAACATCATTGCATTCAACCTCGCAGATTCAATTGATTCTATTGCTATGACAACCCTACGTGGTGGCTCAAACGTCATCTACTCAGGTTCAACAGCAACATCAACAGCAACAGTTACTGCTGCTGCAACACTTTCATCTGCAAACATCCGTCGCGCAGTTGCGAAACTCCGCGCTAACAAGACCACTGCACGCAAGGGTTCACTCTACTGGGCTGGTATCCACCCAGAAGTTTCACACGACCTCCGCGCAGAGACAGGTTCAGCAGGATGGCTTCTTCCTAACCAGTACGGTTCTGCACAGGACCGCATCTGGGCTGGAGAAATTGGAACTTACGAAGGTGCATACTTCGTTGAGTCACCACGTCTCTACTCAGCAACAGACGGTGCTTCATCTGCAAAGGTGTACCGCACAATCCTCGCTGGACAGCAAGCAATGGCAGAAGCCGTTGCTGAAGAGCCACACGTAGTCATCGGACCAGTAGTTGACAAGTTGATGCGTCACCGCCCAATGGGTTGGTACGGCGTACTTGGCTTTGCTCGCTACCGCGAAGAAGCACTATACCGAATCGAATCAGGTTCATCAATCGCTTAGTTGATTGACGGGTGGGGCTAGGGAAACCTAGCCTCATCAGTAAGTTCATTAAGGAGAACTATGGCAACGTACACATTCAAGACACCATACGTACTTGAAGGTCCATCAGGTGGACATCGCTTGTTTTACTTTGCTAATTTACGCAAAGGAATAACTATCGTCAAGTCTGGTGCCACCTATTCACAGATACGCTATGCGGTAGATGAAGACCTCAATGACTATGATGTTGTCTATCGTGGTGGATATAACCACACGGTAGATGAAGCAGCAAAGGCAGAGTTAATTGCTGCAAACGTAGGAGTAACAGAAGCAAACTTCACAGTACAGTAGGGGACAAAATGCACAGTCATATCAGTAAAGTTTTAGAATGGGGATTCAGTGACACTCACGATTTTGTGGCGACACTGTGGGGCTGCGTGCTCTGTGACCAGACATCGGATAAACCGTTTAGGTCTGAAGAAGAAATAGATATTGACCATACACAATGTGACGAAGATTGCTTCGGGTGTAAGGCCAAAGGCTTGCAGTTAAATGCAGGTGATGCAACAAGAGATATACCTGATAAGAAGTGGAACTCTGAACTGGCTTCCTACCGCAAGGCTAGGGAGTCTGGCATACAGCCAGCAGGAACCACACACGCTCACGTAGAGCAGGCTTATCAAGCATCTGAGACATTGGGTAAGGCGTATAACGCTGACTCAATGCCTAAGGCTAAAGACATAAACAAAAACACAGCAGCAGTAATGAAAGAAATAGGAGCAATCTAATGCCAATGGTAGATGGTAAGAAATTTCCTTACACCGCAGCAGGAATAAGGGCTGCAAAGAAGGCGAACAAGAAGCACGAAAAGTCAGAAGGCAAGATGGAACGTATGGTCGAATACGGTGCCAAGAAGAAGACTATCAAGAAGGCTGTCAAGAAGGTAGTCGCCAAGAAGATGGGTAAGAAGAAGTAATGGCAATGAAACCAACACCTAAGCCAGGACCTAATAGCGGAAAAGACCCTGTTAGAAAAACACTTAAATTTATTTTTGGTGATAAGTCAAAGTCCACTAGAAAGAAGGCTACCCCAGTTCCGCTTACCAAACGGAAGACAACTGGTACTGCTAGCAAACTTACCCCTGGTCCAAAAGTAAAGTCTCCTAGCACAGCAACTCCCAAGGCAAAGAAGCCTAGTCCATCTGGTAAAACAAATTATGGACCGCTTCCTAAAAATCCTACGCTTAATGATTATCTTATGAGAGGCATTCGTCCTCCATCAAGAAATAAGCCAGGAACCCGTCCATCAGATTCAGATGTAATCCTTAAGGGATACAATGATAAAAAAACTATTAACAAATATAAGAAGGGTAAGTAAAATGGCAGAAAAGAAGCCTTCTCCAAAGAAGCCTGTAGTAGTACGTAAGATTACAAAAGTAACAAGACCTATGAGAAAATCAGTAGTAAAGAATCCTAGCGCCCCAAAGGCTACAGGTTCTGGAACCACAGTTAAGCCCATCACTAAGAGCGAAACCTTTATGAAAAAGGGTAAGGCTAAGGGTTCTAATGCTGGAGGAGCAAAGGGTGCCGCTGTACCAAAGGGTCCAACTTGGCCATCTTCTGTTCCAGACAAATATAAAACAAAGCGTGGGTCTTTGTTGTCTTATATGGACGAACAAACCTTGAGAAAAAAGGGTTATCAAAGCGAAGAAGGCAAAGCCAAGACAAGAGAGCAAATGCGAAGCACTCAGTCAAAGACTGGAAAACCTTCTGGAAAGATGGCTCCTAAGAAAGCAGCACCAGCACCTAAGCAAAAACAAAAGCCTCGTATTTTTGTTGGTCGCGGTGGCGGTATGCGCGGTGGAGTTTCTGGCACTTTAGATTCACAGATTAAGTAATTATGGACCCACGACTAAAGCGAGCAGGAGTATCTGGGTTTAATAAACCAAAGCGTACACCGACTCATCCTAAGAAGTCACACGTTGTTGTGGCTAAGGAGGGCGACAAGGTTAAGACTATTCGCTTTGGTCAACAGGGTGTTACTGGCGATAAGAAACCTACGGCACGCCAAGCATCTTTCAAAGCGCGACACGCGAAGAACATTGCCAAAGGTAAAATGAGTGCAGCATATTGGGCAGATAAGGTGAAATGGTGAAGAAAGCATTCTGGGATAAGAAGAACCCTAAGAAGAAGTCAACTCCATTGACTCCAGCACAGAAGGCTGCAGCCAAGGCGCGAGCCAAAGCAGCAGGGCGCAGATACCCTAACCTGGTAGATAACGCTGCTGTAGCAAAGAAGAAATAAGAAAGTAGGGGGCAATGCAAGAGACAGTATCAATCGCCTGGTGCGACAACGGTATGGTAGATGGAAAGTTTATGCAGGGCGTGACAGATGTAATGCTCAAGTCAGGCATAAACTTCCACTCCACACTCCGTAGTCAGGGTAACCAGATTGCTAGACAACGTGAGACTGTAATTAGATATTGGTATGAGCAGAACAAATCTGACTGGTTACTCTGGGTTGACTCAGATGTAGTCATCAGTCCAGAGACATTCCTCAAGTTATGGAATGCCAAGGATAAAGACGAGAAGCCAATGGTTACTGGAGTCTACTTCACTACAGACAATCCAGAAGAACCCTTGATGGTTCCAATGCCTACGGTCTTTAACTTTGCAGATAACAAAGACGGTGGCTTTGGTTTGACCAGAGTGCACCCACTACCTAAGGACAAGTTAATTCAGGTAGGTGCTGCTGGTATGGGGTTCATCCTTATGCACCGCAGCGTAGTTGAGAGAATCCTAAAGGAACTGCCAGAGGCGCAGTTGTTTATGGAGATGGGACGAGGAACAAAGTTTATTGGAGAGGACATCTACTTCTTCGCACTATGCGACAAGGTAGGAATTCCACTCTGGTGTGACACAAGTGCAACTGCTCCACATATGAAGCGGTTCTCTTTTGATGAACACTATTACAACGCAATGACCAAAAGGAGATAACAATGGCAGGTACTGCTGGCAGCACACTGTGCGCCGAACTGAATCGTTTAGCCAACGGTGGAACCTACCCAGCAATGACAGCATTCCTTGATGAACAAGGCGCTGCCAACAAGTGGGCTGGCACTACAGGTAAAGCAATAATCGGTGCGCTGAACTACAAAGTAAGCGCTGCTCGTCAGCCATCTGCATTCAAGGACCTTAATGGTGTTTGTAACGAACTGGCTGGAACTACTGGCAAATCTGCGGTTGACGCATTAAGGACTATATAGTGACAACTACCCTTGCAAATATGATTGATGAGGTTCTCATTAACCTCTCTGGCTATACCTTCCAACAGGATAGAGCCACACACTTGGTTACTGCTGTTACTACAACAACATCAACAAGTGCTTCTCCGCTTATCCTTAGCCTTGGGTCTACCGACTCTGTAGGTAAGGGTATCCTTGAGATTGACGAAGAACTACTCTGGGTAGATTCATTTGACCGTGTTGCTAACACAGCAACTGTATCTCCTTATGGTCGTGGCTACCTAGGTACAACTGCTGCTACACACGTTGCAGATGCAAAGGTTACCATTTCTCCTACCTTCCCACGCTTTAGCGTTAAGCGAGCAATCAACGACACTATTCGTTCTCTTGGAGCAAGCATCTTTGCAGTCAAGAGCACATCATTTACATTCAATGCAGCACAGTCAACCTATGCCTTTAACAACCTTGACATCAAGAATATCTTGACAGTATCTTGGGAAGACATCGGACCTTCAAAAGAATGGCGTCCTATCCGTAAATGGGACTTTGACTCAACAGCAGATGCAACAGCATTCGGTGCAGGTGCACAGACAATCACACTGGGTGAGGCTCCTATCTCAGGACGCACAGTTCGTGTGGTCTACGCTGCAGACCCAACTGCCTTTACAACTAATGCTCAGGTCTATACAACACAGACAGGACTTCCTGAGTCAACAAGAGATGTAGTAATCCTAGGCGCAGCCTATCGCTTGCTCACATTCCTTGACCCTGCACGTGCCTCACAGGTTAGCCCACAGGCTGATGAGACAGACGCTAAGCGTCCATACGGTGCATCACAGAGTGCAACCAAGCAACTCTACGCACTATACACACAACGTCTTAATGAAGAAACACAATCGCAACAGCAGAACTATCCCCCACGAGTTCACTTCTCACGCCGATAAGGACCGTCAATGACAACTAGAAAATACTCATCTCGCTCACAGCAGACAACTCTGACTGCAGCGCTTACCTCATCTGCGACATCAGTTGTCGTAGTCTCTGGCTCTGCCCTTCTTGGCGGAACCACAGTCTCTGCTGGTGAAACATTCACCGTAGTCATTGACCCAGATACAGCCCTTGAAGAAATTGTAGATGTCACGGCGGTAAGTACTAATACACTTACCATCACTCGTGGTGTTGATGGCTCAACTGGTCAGGCTCACTCAGCAGGTGCTGTAGTTCGCCATATGGCAATTGGTCGTGACTATCGTGAAGCCAACACACACATTGAAGCAACCACAGGACACGGTGCAACAGGCGCTGTAGTTGGTACAACCAACACACAGACCCTTACCAACAAGACTCTTACTGCTCCAGTAATCACAACTCCTACAATCACAAGCCTCACCCTTGGTGATGGAAACCTTGTCTTTGAAGGTGCTACTGCAGATACTTTTGAGACAACACTTACAGTTGCAGACCCAACAGCAGACCGTACAGTTACAATCCCAGATGCTACAACAACTCTTGTAGGAACTGATACAACCCAGACACTTACTAATAAGACACTGACTAGCCCAACCATTACTGGTACTGGTGCTATTGCAGGTACATTCACAGGTAACCTAACAGGTAACGTAACAGGTAACGTTACTGGAAACGTAACTGGTAATGCCTCAACTGCCACAGCGCTGGCTACCGCTCGTACATTCCAACTTACTGGAGATGTAGAAGCAAGTGGAGTTACCTTTGATGGAACTGGCAACGTAAGCCTTACAACAGTTATTGGCACTGGAGCAATTGTCAACGCAGACATTAATGCGTCCGCTGCTATTGACAAAACAAAGATTTCTGGCACAGCAATTACTGCTGCTGATTCAGGTACTGTCACATCAACAATGATTGCAGACGGAACTATCGTCAACGCAGATGTATCTGCTACAGCCGCTATTGCTAAGACCAAGTTGGACCTTGGTGGAACGATTACCTCTGCTGACTTGGTTGATGGAACAATCGTTAACGCTGATATCAACGCCTCAGCAGCAATTGCTCTATCTAAGTTGGCTACAGACCCACTGGCTCGCGCTAACCATACAGGCACACAGGCTGCCTCAACTATCTCAGACTTTGATACACAGGTACGCACATCTCGTTTAGACCAGATGGCTGCACCTACGGCTGCAGTAGCACTTAACGCTCAGAAGATTACTGGTGTTGCTGACCCAACTAACGCTCAAGATGCAGTAACTCTTAACTACATCACAACTCAAAAGGGTGTAGCAAACGGTTTAGCAGAACTTGACGGTTCAGGATTAGTTCCAACCCATCATCTACCAGCACTGGCTATTACTACTACACAGGTAGTTAACTCACAGGCTAATATGCTTGCACTCACTGCTCAGGTTGGTGACGTTGCAGTTCGTACAGATGTTAACAAGTCATTTATTCTTACAGCAACTCCAGCAACAACACTAGGTAACTGGCAGGAACTTCTTACTCCAACAGATGCAGTTCTTTCTGTAGATGGAAGCACAGGAGCAATCAGCCTTTCAGGTACATATCTTAATGCTACAAGTGGAACACTGCTTGGCAATCTTGCTGCAGGTGGATTCAAAGTAACAGGACTGGGTACACCAACATCAGATGCTGATGCAGCAACTAAGGTCTACGTAGACACCGTGGCTGGTTCTGCAACGGCAGCAGCCGCTAGCGCAACCGCAGCAGCAGCCTCTTACGACTCATTCGATGACCGCTACCTTGGCAGCAAGTCAACAGCACCTTCTGTAGATAATGACGGTAACGCACTTCTTACTGGTGCTATCTATTGGAACTCAGTAACCAATGCTATGTACGCTTGGACTGGTTCTGAGTGGGGTTCAATCTCATCTACTGCAGACATTTACCGCTTCCGCTACACAGCAGCAGGTGGAGAAACATCAGAGTCTGGACTAGATGATAACGGATTGACCCTTGCTTACATTCCAGGCAAGGAACAGGTATATCTTAACGGTGTGCTTCTTGCTCGCACCTCTGACTATAACGCTACAGATGGGTCAAGCATTACTGGTCTTGCAGCACTTGCTGCTGGTGACATCCTAGAAATCATCACTTTCACAGCATTTGAACTTGCAGATTCTATTGCTCGTTCATTGTTTGATGCTAAGGGTGATATCCTTGTGGCAACATCTGCTGACACTCCAGGAAAATTGACCGTTGGAACTAACGGATTTGTACTTACTGCAGATTCATCTACAGCCACTGGCCTTAAATGGGCAGAAGTAGATTTACAATCCTCAACAATTATGAGCATTATGGGAGCATACTAATGACTAAAGCACGTGACCTAGCCAATGCTGGTACAGCCCTAACAACTGTATCTGCTACAGAGTTGGGGTACCTAGATGGTGTTACCTCTGCTGTGCAGACTCAGATTAACACTAAGGCTGCATCTGCATCTCCAACGCTTACTACCCCAGCAGTAACTGGCGGAACTATTAAAGATGCTGCTATCAGGGGTATTGAGGAAGACGTAAATGTTGTTGCATCTGCTGCAACTGGAACAATTAACCTTGATGTAGATACCGCTTCTATCTGGTACTACACGTCAAACGCCTCAGCCAACCATACTCTTAACATCCGCTATAACAGCAGTGTTTCATTAAACACAGCCCTACCAGTTGGAGATGCAATTACTGTTGTATGGATGAATACAAACGGCACTACAGCCTACTATCCAAACGTAATTCAGATTGATGGAACAACTGTAACTCCAAAGGTACAGGGCGGAACAGCAATCTCTAGTGGAAATGCTTCTGCTGTAGATGTTTACTCATTTACTATAATCAAAACTGCAGCAACCCCAACTTATGTAGTTCTTGAATCTCAATCTAAATTTGTTTAAGAAGGGATAATAATGCCAATTGCATCTTCAATCGCTGGTGGTAGTGCCAGAGGTTATGGCTTTACTGCTGGAGCACCTAAGCCAATTGTTACTGGCGGAACACTTGCTTCTGATTCAACATATTATTATAGAAAATTTACCGCAAATGGAACATTAGGCGTAACCGTTGCTCCTCTTCTTGGAGCAGAGTGGCTTATCATTGCTGGTGGTGGTAACGGCGGCGCTGCTAACAACACATTAGGAAGACCAGGTGGCGGCGGTGGTGCTGGTGGTGTATTAAACGGAACAGGTTCTCTTGCTATAAATAATTATTCAGTGGTAGTTGGAGCGGCAGCAAATAATTCAAGTTTTAACGGAACTACTTGCACAGCAGGTGGTAACGGTGCTTATGGTGGTCCTGAGCAAGGTGGAACTGGTGGCTCTGGCGGTGGTAGTAATGGAGCATTTGCTGGTGGACTTGCAGTATCTGGACAAGGAAATGCTGGTGGTCCTGGCAACAATCATACTTCTGCTGGTGCTGGTGGTGGTGGAAAAGGCAGTGCTGGTAACGGCTCTGGCGGTGGTACAGGTGGTGCTGGTGGTTCTGGAACAAGTTCTTTTAGCGCTTGGGCAACTGCAACATCAACTGGTGTAAGTGGAGCATACGCAGGTGGTGGTGGTGGTGGTGGAAACAGCGCTGCAGGCGCTGGAGGTTCAGGCGGCGGTGGTCGCGGAGCACAGTATCAAAGTCTTGGTTCAACTGCTGGAGCAGTAAACACTGGCGGCGGTGGCGGTGGTGCTGCTTATGAAACACCTCAATCTGGTGGTGGCTCTGGAATCGTAATTGTTCGTTACCCTAAATCGGCGGTGGATTAATGGCTCACTGGGCAGAAATTGATAATAATAATAAAGTACTTCGTGTAACCGTAGGTGACAACAATGACCCTAACGGTGACGAAGGATACAAATGGTTGATAGATAACCTTGGTGGAACCTGGGTTCAGACATCTTACAACTCTAACTTTGGTGGCAAGTTTGCCGCTATAAATGATACTTGGGATGGGGAAAACTTCATCTCTCCTATAACAGAGGAAGGTAGTAACTAATGGCTACAACAACTAAGGCTCTGGCTAGAGGAGCATTTGCAACATCTAGCGCGACACTATACACAGTACCAGCATCAACGACTACAGTTGTTACAAACATTGTAGTAGACAACACATCAGCATCTGCTCAGACATTTACCATCAACCTTGATGGAGTGGCGCTTCTGTCATCTGCAGCAATCGATGCTAACGCATCTGCGTTCTTCGACTTGAAGCAAGCACTTGCAACTACAAAGACAATTACTGGACTAGCATCTGCAACCTCAGTAACATTTCATATCTCTGGCGTAGAGGTGGCATAATATGGGTATCTCAGCATTTCCATCACCTGCAGTTTCAACTATCCCAAATGGTAAATCTATTGTCGCTGCTGCTGCAAACACAGTTTACAATGCAGTTGCAGCATTCCCAGTAGGAATTTATACTATTAGTTGCGTATCTACTACTAACGCAACTGTTCATTTTATGAACGGCACAACTTTAATTGGTTCATTCACAACAGCATCTGGTTCAGTTACAATCAACTTAGGAACTGCTGCAACTAATATATTTGTATCCATAAATACTGGAACAGATGTCATTATAAACATTATTCAAACAGGCTCCGCTATTGCAACCGTAACTGGAACTGTCACAGACATAACAACATCTCAAACCTATACAGGCACATCCGCATCAGGATATGCTTACGCTCTTATCGTCGGTGGCGGTGGCGGTGGCGGCGGTGGACAGTATAATAGTGGCAATAACACAGGAAGAGGCGGCGGTGGAGGTGGTGCTGGTGGATGGGTCTCAGGAGTTTATCCTCTAACTGGAAGCGTATCCGTAACTATTGGAAACGCAGGAACTGCTGGCGCTGTTGCGACTGCTGGCGGTAATGGCGGAACTACAACTTTTGGCGGAGTATCTGCTACAGGCGGTTCTGGCGGCGCTGCTGCGACATCGAGCCTTCCTGGCGCAGGTGGCGCTGCTGGAAGCCCTAACGGTGCTGCTGGTGGAATTGGTGGAGTCCATTCTGGAAATGGCGCTGCTGGTGGTTCTAGTACAGTAATTTCCCCGTCATTCTTAGTTAACTCATTTACTGCTGCTCTCGGCGGCGGTGGAGGTGGTGCTGGTCGCTTTGGTAGTAATGGAGCAGGTGGTGGTTCTGTTTTTGGAACAGGCGGAAATGGTGGCGCGGGTGCAACACAAGGCGTTGCTGGCACTAACTATGGTGGTGGCGGTGGTGGTGGTGGTGGTGACGCCCAGACAGGCGGAGGCGCAGGAGCACCAGGAGTCGTTCGTTTAATCAGTTACTAGATAATAACTTATCCCTGAGTATGGATTAAAACTGCTCAACTAATTTTTCCTAGTAGTGGAGGTATGCCTTGGCTGGCAGAGATATTACCGAGGGCCGTGCTGAACGGTCCATCGCAGTTGACGTAGGTGTAGTCGCATCTACTGCTATCTGGCAGAACACCGATATGTCTTACGACGTAGCACTTGGTGGACTTCCATTCATCTACGCAATCAATGACTCACGCCCTTATGTGCGTCAGACTGCACCATTTCGTAAAGACCAGTTCGACAATGGCACTGAGCCTGGCGAGCAGTCTCTTACTGGCTGGTGGATTCGTAGCCAGATGTCGTTTCACTCTGGGTCAGGTATCAACTTCTTTGACCCTGCTACTACAGACGAGAATGGACACTATCGCTTTGCCGATAGCAAGGGCATCAACGTCTGGACCAAGGGACAAGCAACACTACTCAAGTCTTGCACATCTACTCACACAATTACTGGTGCTATTGCATCTAATGGTGTAACACAACAGCACCTACGTCCAATTAAGTGGAGCACAACTAAAGGCGTGCTGCTGCACGATGAGTATGATATTGACAAGATTGCAGCAGATGGAACAGTAACTCACTTTGTGGATTATAACTCTGGAACCGACTTGCCAGTTTATGCTGTTTGTGATGACGGAACCTTTGCCTACTGGATTACCAACACAGCGACCAAAAAGACTGTATACAAGAAGCCGCTTACTGGTAGTTCTGCATCTACTGCAGATGTTGTTAAAATGTTTGATGAAGTTGGTGCCATATCAAACGCTGCTATGGAGTACGTCAAAGACCGAATTGTTCTTTGTGCAGATAACAAGGTGTATGAGTTCTCTACATCTGCAACCGCTATGCCTACTACAATCTATACTCATCCTACATCTAGCCACGTCTATACATCAGTAGCAGCATCAGGCCCAGCCATTTACATCTCTGGCTATAACGGCATCCAATCAACCATTCAGAAGTTCACGCTATCTACAGCAGGTGTAATGCCCACACTCACCTCAGCAGTGGTAGCAGCAGAACTCCCAGCAGGTGAGATTGTCCACAAGATTTATTACTACCTTGGCTATATGATGATTGGCACAAACAGAGGCATCCGAGTGGCAGCAGTATCTGACCAAGATGGCTCACTCAACTATGGTCCACTTATTGTAGAGACAACACAGCCTTGCTTTGACTTTGCATCACGCGACCACTATGTCTGGTGTGCTACTGGTGTAGGTGGAGAACCAGGTGTTATCCGTGTTGACCTATCCAACGAACTAGAAACTTTACGCTTTGCGTATGCTAATGACTTGTATATGGATGGTGTTACTGGATATAAGACAACTGCTTGTGCCTTTGTCGGTAACGATGACCCAACAGTAGCCGATAGACTTGTATTCTGCACAGCAAACAACGGCACGGCAGATGGAACAACTTACATTGAAGATGCTACAACTCTTCGCACATCAGGCTACCTGACTACAGGTAACATCCGCTATGGAACCCTTGAGCCTAAGAACTTCAAGCGTCTTCTTGGACGTGGTGACTTTACCTACGGCTCTATGACACTAGAGACAGTGGATAAGAACGGCGTTGAGTATGACCACATCTCATACGATGCAAGCATTAGCCCTATCGAAGTTGGTACATCTAACCCTGCTACTGCTCAAGAGTATGTAGCCTTTAAGTTTATTCTTTACCGTGATGGTACAACCAATAGTCGTGGCCCAGTATTCAAGGGCTATCAGGCTAAGGCAACCATCGCTACCCCACGTCAGCGTATCATCCAGTTCCCAGTCTATTGCTTTGACTTAGAGACAGATAGATACAACGTAGTTACTGGCTATGAAGGTAGAGCGATGGACAGAATCCAACTCCTTGAAGACATTGAGGAATCTGGAGACGTAGTAACTTGGCAAGACCTCAGCACTGGCGAGTCACGTCAGGCTGTCATTGAGCAAGTATCTTTCACACGCGGTACTCCACCAGATAAAGGATTCTCTGGCTTCGGAGGAATTATTGAGATAACGATTAGGACAGTGTAGTGACTACAGCAGAATGGGCAGCATTCGCTGTCGCACTAATGACAATAACAGCAGGGTTTGCTGGCTTTGTGAAGTGGCTTGTTAAGCACTATCTATCAGAGTTAAAACCAAATGGGGGCGGTTCCGTTAAAGACCAAGTGAACCGATTGGAAACACGAGTTGACCAAATCTATCTCCTC